CTTCACGTGCAGCAGCCGCTGCAGCTTCGAGCTTCTCGACATTGATTTGATAGATATTACTCAGATTACGACCACCTGCTTTACGCACCCTCTTTGTGAGCCAGCCGTCTTTCTCAAGCTCTGCAATCGCCGACTTAACGGTTGATTCGCTTTTCGCGCCAATCTGGCGGCGGATAGTTTCCACCGCAGGCCATGACAAGCCCTCGTCATTACTGTAATCAGCAAGGCGAGCCATCACCGCAACCCTGGACAAAATCATGCCCGTAAAGGCACATCCTTCCCAAACAAGGCCATGCAGCTTGCTGCTCATGCTGCACCTCCAATACGTTTAAAGTTCCTCCCGGAAAGAAACGCAATGAGCGGATAGCTGAGGGTGTAATCACGTCCCAATAGTTCGCAAACCACCTTCTGGCTTTCTGTATCAACTAGGCTGACACGCATAACGTGACCACGGCTTGTGGCATACCACTGTCCTTCACAAGGGCAGTGACGATACTGGCTGGTGAAACGGTTAATAATCTTCCTGTTCATTTGCGACCCCTTACCTCGAAAGGGTTCAGTAATAGATTGATGAGACGGGCACGCGCCGCAGCGTCATTGATGCGGTCATACTGGAGATTCTGGCCCACAGTCTGGTCGTGTCCTCTGTGGTTTCCTGCTACCTGGCCATTTGATAATCTGCATTCATGCCGTAACAACTGGTGTACAGCCATGCCGACCACCAGCTGTTGCGACACAAAGTTATTTGCCGTTAAACTGTTCATGCGTTAGTTTCTCCACAGTCACGACACGCCACGGCGCCCAGAGCTGCACACTCGTGGGCGTCATTACTTTCTGGGACACAAAAAATCTTGTAGACCAGCGTGGCGTGTTCCTGCAGCTTCGTAATAGCCCGGAAAAGCTCATCGTTGATGGCTATCCGTTCATGAAGTTCCACCACCCCATCTTCGATTGCTAAACGTATTTGCTTTGAGTAGCTTCCAACCTGCTCGATGGCTTCCAGCAGACGCTGGTTAATATCAGCGTTCTCTACTTCCTCAATTTCCGGAAGTGATACAAAGACACCATTCGCAGATTGCGCTACAGCATCAGCGATGTAGTGAGTGCCGCTGGCTCGCTGTAACACCATTGCCCAACCAAGCGGGAAAATCTGATCGCCATCTGAACGAAGACGGTTGAACAGCGCGTTCTCTGTTACATCCAGCCAGTCAGCTGCTTCTGCGTACCCGCCCGGCAACGCCGCAATAGTTTTCCTGACAGCCTTCACATACCACTCAGGCTGTTTTTCTACTTTCCAGTGATGTTTACCCACGGTCATCCCCTCAAAACTGTGGTTACATTTCATCTGATGAATCTTTAATCTTTTGAAAAATATCAGGACGCAATTTTTCTTTTGAAACACCGGTGATTTTTTCAATGAATACCGAGAGCTTCGCTGGAGGGCGTTTCTCTCTGTTCAACCAGTTCCATATATGCTGTTGTTTTACTAAACGACCACAACTGGCTGTGAGTTTCCGAGCTAATTCTGATTGGCCACCGGCCAGAGCGATTGCCTCCGATAAGGCTAATTGCTCAGGTGTCATATCTTTCTCCTGTTCCCAGTCGATAAAGTTGTTAACGGCTGCGATTATACAACTTTAACAACTTTTATCACAACTTTTAGGTGTTGGAAAGCTAAAACATAAAGTTGTAACCTCACCAAAAACGAGGGGGTGAATGTTGTGAATACACTGGCAGAGAGATTAAAGACAGGAAGAGAGAAAGCGGGCATGAGCCAAGCTCAACTTGCTGAAAAAATTGGACTTTCACAACAATCCGTAGCAAAAATTGAGAATGGTGAAACGCTACAACCTCGTAAAATTAAAGAGATTGCCAAAGTTTTAGGTGTATCACAAAAGTGGTTACAGCTTGGTATCGAAGATAACGGCTCCCTTCCCGGCCTTGTTGTAAAGGAGGCTGAAAACACGGCATTAGATCCCGATATTTTCGCAAACATCCCTGTCTTAGATGTCGAGTTATCGGCTGGAAACGGATGCCTGGCTGAAATAGTTGAATCGGCTGTTGACTGGTTTCCTCTGAGAAGAGTTGATTTAAGAAAATCTGGTGTATGTGCCGCTAATGCCAGAATCGTAAAAATTTGGGGTAATAGTTTACTACCAGTTCTCAATAATGGAGATTTTGTCGCTGTTGATGTTTCACAGACCATGCCGATTCGCGACGGTGATCTTTATGCTGTACGAGATGGCGTATTGCTTAGGGTTAAAATACTTATCAACCTACCTGATGGTGGTTTGGTACTTAGGAGCTTCAATAAAGATGAGTATCCAGATGAAATACTCACCTTTGAAGATAGACGAACCAGAATTCACGTTATAGGTCGAGTGTTCTGGTCATCCCGCACTTGGTAATACATCAAAAAGCATTTCTTCAGAAATGATTTTTAATTTTGCACCATTATCATCTCGATAAGAGATTGCCTTTTCAATCTTCCTTCCGTGGCTAGAGAATCTCCAATCACGGGAGGAAAGTGTTCCTATTACTAAAAAATCTAGTTTTTAGGTAATCCCACTACTAATATTGCCACCAGCATTTTTAATCAAATTTTCTACAACCACTCGCTTCCCAGCAACGAAAGTGCCTGTAAGACAATAGTTTTTATCTTCAAGCTCTACCGAAGCCCCAACATCAATAGGTAGTCTAGTAGCCAAGCCGTCAACCACCCCACTATCTAAATCACATCCAGTGAAATCAACTAATGCCTTATGTAGCGTTAAACTCTCATCTTCTGTAATAATTCCATCTTTGAGAATTTCCTTTACAAGCGCGTATAGATTTTTCCCAGGGTAGTTATTCTTCAGAGAGCCATTTTGTTCCAACCACCAATTAAGATATCTAATTTCTTCTTCAGTTAAGTTGCGATCAGCGATTAAACCTTTACACAATCCATTAAGCAAATGAATATCTATATCCTTAGAATAAAAATCAATCTCAGGAATATCCAAAATTTCTCTTTGTATTTTTATAAGACTATTTTTGAGTTCATTCCTTTCTTCTGTGGTAATTATTCCATCAGCGAGAATATCAGATACCCGCGCTGACAAACTTTTTATAACTCCATTATGGATAATCTGCTTCGCTTCGAGTAACCATGTATCTAAGTAAAGGACTTCCTCTTCACGGACAATTCCATCTGCAACAATTCCATCTATTATGCTAATCAAATTAGCAAATAACTTATCGCGGTTCTGTGTGTAATGAAAAGCGTAAAGTTTGTCTTCCATATAACCTCCTTTTTTTGATTATCCTTACACTCATTGCTCACCCGTTCAAACCACATAAAGTTGTTGACAATAAATCTCGCAACAACTAAATTACAACTTAAAGATGTTGAATATTAAAATGACGAACAGGCAGGATGCCCACGAAGTAGCCGCCCGAGGCATACGAAGACAGGGATGATTCGTAAGGTCACTTTCATGGTTGCGATACGGCGTATGGCACATGCGTCGTTAGCGGTCTGACGATGTTAAAGGGTCATCCTTCCCTGGCTCGAGCGAACAAGTCAGGTAGCCGGAATGTGCAAGCCAGTGAGGGTATGTATAGGGCGCCTAACCAGCGTGGCGATTCGGTTTGACACCAGGGAAGAGACCAGGATGCAACGATGAGAGCATTACTGGAGATGAAGCCGCCCTCACCCAGTTAGCGTGTCTGCGAAGGTAGTGCTCTCAGCGTTGTGGTAATCCGCGAAATGGCGCGGAGGCAAGTATGGCCGGGTTCCACTTTCCCGAGTTGAGGACACCGGATTGTCAGGTTGATCATACGCCTGAGTGACAATCCCACCACAACTGCCATTGCTTTGGCGGTGCCAGTTTTTTCCTTAGTCCTTTCTGGCACCGCCCTTTTTACAAAACAGAGAAGAGTATCCCCGGATGATGGGGTCATAACCCGATCCCTCCTGATAGGTGTGGCCACTGATGCTCTTCTCTGTTTTGTGGAGAAACTAACCGACCTTGCAGGGTCGATATGCAGAGACTGAACAGTTAGTGAAGTAATAAGGTGATCGCATATGCTTCAAATGTTAACTCTTGAAGAATGGGCTTCTGAAAAATACAGAAGTAATCCTCCAAGTGTGTCCACATTGCGTCGTTATGCTAAGCAGAATTTATTTTGCCCACCGGCCATGAAACAAGGTCGGTTATGGCGAGTGCGTGAGGATGCCGAGTTAGTTGGAGAGCTGGTAACACCAGTAATCAAGAAAAATGACTCATTACTTTTGCAACGGATTTTGAGTGATGGCAGCCAGACCGCGTAAGAATAATGTATCAGTCCCTAACTTATATCCGCTTTATAGTCGGAAGGTAAATAAAGTCTATTGGCGGTATAAGCATCCGGTGACAGAAAAATTTCATGCACTAGGAACGAACGAAGCCGAAGCCATCGCTATTGCTACTGAAGCTAATACTCGCCTGGCCGAACAGAGAACTCGGCAAATTCTGGCTATCAGTGACAGGATCGCAACCAGCAAAGGGAAAGCGATAACAACATCAACATGGTTAGACCGCTACCAGGCTATCCAGGATGACAGGCTGAAAAGTGGTGATATAAGACTCAACACCTATAAGCAGAAAGCTAAACCAGTGTCCCTAATCAGGGAACGAGCAGGAATGAAGTTGATCTCAGCCGTTGATGTTAGAGATATAGCACAGTTGCTTGATGAGTATATTGCAGCTGGACAGCCCAGAATGGCCCAAGTCGTTAGGTCTGTATTGATCGATGTGTTTAAGGAAGCACAGCATTATGGCGAAGTTCCGCCAGGGTATAACCCTGCTCTTGCGACGAAGCAACCCAGAAGAAAAATTACCCGTCAACGCCTCAGCCTGGAAGAATGGCAAAAAATATTCGATATCGCAGACGCCAGTCATCGTTACATGGGAAATGCCATGCTCCTAGCGTTGGTCACTGGACAGCGTTTGGGGGACATATCTAAAATGAAATTCAGCGATATTTGGGATGACCATCTACATGTCGAACAGGAAAAGACTGGAAGCAAAATCGCAATTCCTCTTTCTCTTCGCCTCAATGCGATTAACTGGAGTTTACGCGATGTAGTAGCTCGTTGTCGTGATTACGCTGTCAGTCCCTATCTCATACACTTTTTCAGAACAACATCTCAAGCTGAACGCGGATCGCAGGTAAAATCCAACACATTGACGATGAACTTTAGCAAAGCAAGAGATTTAGCAGGTATTGACTGGGGTGATGGCACCCCAGCTACATTTCACGAACAACGATCATTGGCCGAACGGTTGTATAAAACCCAAGGGATCAATACTAAAGAATTGCTGGGACACAAATCACAGACGCAGACAGACCGTTATCACGATGACCGAGGCAAAGATTGGATAAAGATAGTTTTTTAAATGCTCCCAGATGTTTTACACAGCCAGTGGCAAGACAGAACATTCCGCTATGAGAAAAAAGCGATAGTTCTATATTATTTGAACACGCTAAATACATGATTACCTTTGAAGTACATTAATTAATGAAAGATAGGTCAAAATGAATATAAAATTTAATTTATTATATCCAATAGTAATGATATCAAATAGTTTTTGATAGAGATTATTTCTCAGAAATGGTTCTTTTGTTATTATGATATTATGTATTGATTTTGTGTTTTCTTTTCGCTAGATTAGATGCATTCTGTAATGCTAGGAAAATAAAGCGACATATTTCAACAGGAGGCATTGTGTATATATCTTTTCTAAAAATAAATAACTTCAGAAAGTTTGGAGAGAATGATAATATTATCGGCTTTGTTAAATCACATAGCGAATCACCACAAAAGGATTTAGTCGCTTCCTCAACAACTCTAGTGATTGGGAAAAATAATTCAGGTAAAACGACTGTAACGAAGGCACTAGAGCTTTTACACTCTGACTCAGAAAAAATCACGGGTCATGATTTTAATTATAATTATTCAAAACAGATACTTGAAAAAAACCTGAATGATCAACCCCGTATAACACCAAAATTATCTTTTGAAATAGAAATTATTTTAGATGACTCGAAGCATGACCTCATAGGAGATTTCCAATCTTTTATCGATGCAAAAAAACATTTGGACGAGGGAGTGCTAAAAGCAAATATTCTTATTGAGTATGAAGTTAAAACAATAGAAGATTACGCATCTAAAATTGAAGAACTCAAAAAATCTTTTTCCAGTGACAATTATAATCCAGAAGTCATTTTCAGGAAATATCTTGACATACTATCTAAGACTCAATTCAGAAGAATAATAAAAAATTATCAAAACATAAAAGTTGATACTTTGACCCCAAAAAACATCATAGATTTGAGAGTAATCTCAGCAGCAAAAAACATTCATGATAAAAGATTACTGACAAAATCATTCAATAAAATAATAAAATACATGTATGAATGTGATGAGACGGAATATAAAGGGATATTGAATTTAGTAGACGGTAACAATGATAGCCTTACCAAAAACATTAAAATAAAACATCAATCTGGCGTTGAACGGATTTTAGCAAAAATAATATCAGATAAAGATATTGGAATTGAACTCAGATCTGAATTGACATTCGACAAATTAATGTCGGACTTAATAACTTATGAGCATAAGGATGGAGAGTTTCTTGTTCCTGAGAGCCAATTCGGTTTAGGTTATGCAAGCTTAGTTAGTATTATCGGTGAAATAATTGATTACACAAATCAAAGTTTAAAGGAAACAAGTCAGAGTAGAATCAGACTATTATGCATTGAAGAACCAGAAGTGTTCATGCATCCACAGATGCAAATCAATTTCATCAGACATATCCAAGAAGCATTGAATGAGATTTTATCATCTCATGTTGAACACCTAAATTCTCTCAAAAGCCAAATACTCATCACAACACACTCGTCTCATATATTAAACAGTGTAATTCATAGTAGTAATACTTTTGATGACATTAATTATATTTATCTCAAAAATGGAAATGCTGCAAACGTTTTACTAAAGGATAAAGATATAGCGGATACGCAAAAGAAATCATTACAATTTGAGTTTATTAAGAAACACATAAAACATCAAACTCCAGATTTGTTTTTCTCCGATGCTATAATATTTGTTGAGGGGATTACTGAGGAACGAGTTTTAAATTCATATATTGAAGATAACTCTGTTCTCAATAGAATGAATATTTCTGTTTTTAGAATTGATGGTGCTCATGCAAAAGTTTACGAAAAGCTAATTAACAAAATTCAAATCCCGTCCTTGATCATTACTGATATTGATTTTAAAAAAGATGCAAAGCAAGCAGATACCATTATAGTTGAGCATACTGGGGGTATTGATGGCACAAATAACACTGATGACGTTGATGAAGATGAAGATGAAGATGAAATTGATGTTGATGATGACGAGGACGTTGATGAAAGCGATAAGATAATTGGCCAAGTATCTACTCTTTCAGAAGATTTAATAACTACAAACGCAACTCTACGCCATTTTTATAAAGACAAAAGAATTACATCATTAAAAGATTATTATATAAAAGATAATTTGATGGTTGTTTTCCAAAAGGATGGAGTTGGTATCCCAAAGACATGTCCAGAAATTACTTATTATGCCACTAGCTTCGAAGAGGCATTAATTTTAAAAAACTATGACAATGACTTACTATTAAATATACTACTAAAAGTCATAAAAAATGAAACTGTAAATACACTTGGCGCTTCAAATGATGTTTGTAATATAGCTCATAATTCAAGAAAACTTCAGAAATTATTAACTCGGAAAAAAAGTATTTTTTCTAATAGTCTTATTTTTTCTTTAGTTACTTCAAGCCAACATAAACCAGATCTTCCTGATTATATTTTGCATGGATTTGAATGGCTCACATTAAAATTAAAAAGAGATGGTGTATCTTATGAAGTTTGAAATTGACAAACAGCAATCTGAAATTGAAAGCAATGTTGAGACACAGCTTTTTCAACTAATAAAAAATGCGCAATCTTTCTATTTCATTTCTGGCGCGGGCTCTGGAAAAACTCATGCCCTCATTACAGGTGTAAGTAAATTCGTAAATGATAACTACTCTCGACTGAGAGTAAACAATCAAAAAATTCTTTGCATTACATATACAAATAATGCAGCCGATGAAATAAAGCATAGATTAGGCGACAATGACTTAGTATTAACATCTACAATCCATTCGTACATATGGGATGTTGTTAAATATCATATGGATTTATTACTTGATGAACACGTTTATTTCTTAACTGATAAAATAAATAATATTAACAATGAGATCTATGAAGAAGAAACAAGCGATAAAACTTTATTGAAAATAAGAAGCTTGAAAGAACCCCAACTAACCGCAATAATAGACTGTATTCTTGAAGATAAAAATATTTTTTATGATTCCCTGACGTCAGCATCAAATTTCTGGAAATATTTAGAATCAATTACTGACACCGAAACTTTTAAGCATTTAAAAGGAAACTATAAAGATTTATCAAACGTTTTTAAAAAGTTAGTAAGATCTCTAGAATTTAAAAAGTGCATATGCCACATAGAGGGAAAAGATCCTCAATACACCACAGTAAGATACTTCAACACAAAAAACATTGAAGTATTATATAAAAATATTATTGGGCACAATACATTATTAACATATGCTTCTCGATTACTTCAAAAATACACATTACTTTCAAAATGTATCATTGACGCCCACCCTCTTATTTTCATTGATGAATACCAAGATACTGATGAAGACATTATTAATTTATTTTTAAGAATTCATGATATTGCAAAAAAAGAAAATAAGAAAATATGCTTAGGTTTCTTTGGTGACCCCATGCAAGCAATATACAAAGATAACGTGCATACCGAGTCAAAGAGCCTAATGAAATTGGTTAAAAATATCAATAGAAGATCTCATCAGAATATAATTTCATGTGTGAACAATATTAGAGGAAGTCATCAAGATATTAAGCAAAAACCAATAAAAATATATGATGAACAATGTTACCCTTCACTTATTATAGAAAAAGAACACAACTATACCAATGACTATTTGTCTTCTATAATTAAAAAACATGAAAAAGAATGGGGCGTAAATGAAAATTCTAAACTTGCATGTCTTGTTCTTAAAAATGAAATGCTATCCCAACTTCTTGGTTTTGATCCACTCTATACTATAATGCTAGATATTTACCAAGCAGAATATGCAAAAGGATTTGAGATAATTGGTTCAGAATTTCTATTTAGAGAAATACGGTACGCAGGTTCTTTGCCATTTATATTACATGAATTATTAATGCCCCTCTACCTCTTAAAAAGAAAATCTGATTTTTCTATTTCAGACTTCTTCAATGGGAAACCCATTCAAAATTACAAACTGTCAGATATTTTAAACTCTATAAAACTCATTCAATCATTAAAATTCAAATGCTTAGGTGATTTTATACATGAAATATCTACAATATATGAAAGCCAGAGTGTGGAAGTCCAAGATTTGATTAATTATAACTTCCAAAAAATTATTGAAGGATTAGATGGTGCAATGACCTGCCCCCACGATTAGATACAACACTCAGTTAGTAACGTCGGAATCTTCATTCTCAGAATGACCCTTTCTCCAGCCCGCTGCAAATTCAGAC